TCTGCGACTTTCATCGCAGCTCAGACTACATCATACGCATCATTTTCCGATGCGTCCGCGCGCTCGTGGGCATTTCAACCGTTCTGGCCTACTTTGCCTAGTCGTTGAACCTTCCGGCTATTCCTAGTCGGCTTGGCTGCTGATTGCCCAATCTACCGCCTTTTTAGGCCGTCACGCTTGCCGTTGCCGGCTGCGTTGTGGCGTCGGTAGCTCTAAGGGTGTTCCAGCAATTCACGCGGTTTTACTCGAACCAGATTAATTCGAGAGATCTTCGCGGTTTCCCTTGGCCGCGTAAGTCGTGAAGTTATTGGTAATCTGTGCCATTTCTCGCTGTCCTTAGATTAGACTTTCGAAGACAGCCGCCGCGTCGCGGATGCTGCCGGTTTTGGCGAGACGTTTGCGCGCTTCGATCCTGACCTTTGTCTGCGTGTTCGTCGGCTTTACAGCCGGCGCAGAAGGCTTGAGCGCCTTTTCCAGTGGCTCAGACTGCTTTGGCTTCGAATTCTTCAATTCGCGCCAACGCATTGCGTCATAGGCAAGCGCCACGATCCGCGCGTCGTAAGCCTGATCGATCTCCTGATCCGAAAAGTTCCGGCTTTTCAGGTAATCGCGCAGCTTTATACGATCGCGATCGTAGTTTTTCGCGTCCTTCCACTCAGGGATTAACTCAGGGAGCATTTGCGCATTCTGTGCCAGAAAGGCTTGCAGTTGCTGCTGTTGCTCAACCTGTCCTTTCGACTGCATGCGCTGCATTTCTGCCTGCGCCGCCTGAAAGTCCCCCAGTTCGCGCTCATAAAGCTCCTTCTGCTTCATGTAAGCGACCGGATCAGTGTCGATCAGCTCAGTCCGGGGCGGCTGCGGCATGTATTGCTGCATCCGCTGAACCATGACGGGCAGAAGCTGGGAATATACCTTTTCCTGCTCCTGCGCCTGCTGAACCACTGACTGGAACTGCTTACGTTCTTCAGCAAGGGCCTGCGTCTTACGCGTGTAATCGGCTTGGCGGAGAACGCCGGCCTTCAGTTCTTCCTTGGTGAAGCTGACTTCTTGCCCTTCGATTTCGAGGGTGATGACAGCGTCGTCAGGTTTGGCTTCGGCGGCTTTTTCGTCCGTTTCGTCGTCTGAGCCTTCTTCCTCACCGTCTTCGTCGGCGTCGTCGCCTTCGTCGTCGGCCGTCTCTGATGCTTCCGGCTCGTCTTCTGGCTCGTCTTTCTTCTTCGGCGGTTCTGGATTGTCGGCGGTTTCACCGGCCAGAATTGCCTCAAAAGCAGACGCAGCCTCTTCCAGCGTCCCGGTGCTTTCGCTTGTCGGGCCGTCCAGATCTTCGATATTCATCTGTTTCTCGGGGTTGCCCAGCAACAGGCGTGCTACCGACGCAGCTCACTGCGCCTTTCAGCTTGTGCCTTGCTGAGTTTCATCGCATCGAGCATTGCCGTCAGCTTTGCCCGAAACGTGCGTGCGCCACGGACAAGGGCGTATGCTTCTTCCCGTTCCTGTGACGTCTTGAATTTCCCGTCGGCCCAGCATTCGATGTTGAACCGTTCGATGTCTTCCATCGCGATCGTGAATGCTTCCGACGCAAGTATCTGTTCCGCGGCGTAGCCGATGCGGATGATGTCGTCGTCTGTCATGTGTCGCTAAGCCCTTCCGACAGGGGCCGGCATTTGCTGCGGGGCAGGCGGTTGTTGCGGGGCCTGCGGAGCCGGCGCCGACTGCATGCCGATTTGCGAAAGAACCTGTGCGGATGCGAGCTTTTCCTGATCAATCAGAGCCTGCGCGAGCTGTTGAATGTCAGTCCGGGGCCGCTGCGTCATCTGAATGATGGCCGCCCAGTCAACCGGCTGGCCACCCTTGGCTGCGATCTCCGCAGCCTTCAGGATCACATTGGCTTCCATTTCGTCGCGCTTCAGATCCGCATCCAACTGCAACTTGGCGCGATCAAGCGCCTGCGACTGAAGGCGGGCGAATGTCTCAGCCTGCGCCTTGGCAAGCTCAACTTCCGCCAGAAGCTGGTTGGGATCTTTGGCCTGTCCCTGCGCAGCCTGCGCCATCTGCGCAAGGGCCGCGTCCTGATCCGGGCCGATCGGGGAAAAGAAACTTTCCGGGTTCTTGAAGCCGGCCTTGCGGACGATCTGGCTCAGCGTATTCGCATATTGGCTAGGCTTAACCAGCGGATTGCCCAAGCCCATCGTTTGCAGGATCTGCTCCTGCTTCTGCGCAACCTGTGTCAGGAAACCCATCTGCTGCGCGTCGTCGCCCCGGCCAAGGGCAACCGATACGACGCAGTCCATGTTCGCGTCCCACTGCGAGACGTCCATCGGCACCCACTGGCCACGCAGGCGGACCAGAAGGGGCTTGTCCTGATGGCGCGTAATGAGCCGCAGAAGCCCGCTGAATAGCTGCCGCATGCCGGTTTCGGCAAAGGTGCGGGCGATCAGCTCAATGCGATCCTGAGACGCGGAAATTTGCGCATTCACAGCCGCCCGGGTGGTTGACTGAAGCACGTCGGCATCCAGCCCCTGACTGGTGGGCGTGATACCCGTCCGCTGCGCCTTGATCTGATCCAGATAGTCAAGGATCGGCATGGCCGACTGGCCAACAAATGGCGTCGCCAGATCCTGCACGGCGCCGGGCTGTCTGGCCCTGATCACCGCGCCGACTTCCTTGTTCAGGACGTCATCAATATTGACCTGACCTTCGACGATAACCGTCCGCGGGAAGATCGACTGGGCCAAGCTATCCAAAGTCGCGCGCATGACGTGCGACTTGATCCGCTGGAGATCCATCGTCACGTCGGCGATCGAATGGCCGAAAACCGTGTGCGGCTCAGGATCAGGGCAAAACAGCGCAAACGGCGCGTGATCGACGACTTCGTCTTTCAGGATGTAACAGGTATCCCCGACTGCATGAATGCAGCGCAATTCCGCAATACCGTCGCCATCCTTGTCGACGCGCATGTAGACTTTGAGATACTTCACCCGCTGAAGCGTTGGCTCCTCATCGTCATACGGCGTCAGATAGCCGGGGTTGCGCTCCTGTTCTTCCATTTCGGCGACCCATAGGTCGTCGTCGCCGGGGGCGCCATGCTCGCGGATCTCGTCTTCGTCGAAGCCCATTTCGACAAGATCGGTGATCGGCACCAGATCGCGGTAGCCAATGACATCAAACATGCGATCGGTGTCACGGGCGCGCTTGTCGATAATAAAGCATTCGGGCGGAAGGGTGCGGACGCGGTATTTTACCTGCCGATCAACAACCTTCACGCAGAAGCGATAGGTGACAGGTTCCAGCGGACTGGCAGGGGCATCCGGGTAAATGTAGGTGAATTCAGCGTCCGGGTTATTCTGGCGAAACAGAAGCACTTCATCCTCAGTCATGCCTGAGAAGTGCTTTTCAACGACCCGATCTTCGCTTTCCGCCCACCACGTCACAATGCCGGCGCGTTTAAGCAGGGCGTCCTTGAATGCCGAATGCAGGATCTGAAAGCCCGGGTTCATCTCATTGAAGATAAAATTCACCGCGTCCGACGCCTGCTCAGCAACAGCCACGTCTTCCGCCGTGCGGGGCATATATTCAACGATCTTCTGGCCCGACGTAAAAATACGCATCAGGCTAGGCATCATCGCCTGAATGGTGTCCCTGACTTCCGACAGGACAACCTGAGAACGGCCTTCTTCTTCGTCACCGAATTGCGAGCCGCGGTAAAACTTCGCAGCTTCAACCCGGGCCGGGGTGATATGATCGTCGACAAACCGCTCAGCAGACGCGATCGCCATGCGGACGCGGCCGGCAAATTCTTCTTCGCTTAGCGGGGTGGCAACCTTCACGTCGTCAGACGCTTCTTCCCCGTATTCTTCCGTCGCTTCCGGCTCAACAGCCATAACTGTTTCTTCCGCCACAACCATTTCAGGCTGCTGGCGGTTACGTCTGCGACGTGCCATTCAGTTTCCTAACAAATTGAAACGCGGCGCTGTAAGGGCTGGCCGGGTATCCATTTCAATGCCCGGCCGCCGACAACAGCGGCTTGTCCGGCAAATGTGAGACACAAGCTATCTGCGAGATCGGGACTGCGCATGCCGCGCTTTTTCATCTCCGACTTGCCTTCAACCTTGATCTTGCCGTTGCTGGCGAAAGAATACGTCGGGCCGATCAGTTCAGCCCGAAGTTCATCATCCTTCGGGATCTTGACTGCGCGGGTTTCCAGCCAGTCCTTCGCGGCAAGCCATAATTCATCTCGCAAGCGATACGCCTGCTGGTTCATGGCGTTGCTTTCCGAAACATTCACGTCGCGGACGTTGAAACCAAGCTCACGCAGCCGATCGGCAACGCCGCCGCCAAGGCCGATGCTATCGACGCATATTTCAGCCGGCTTATCAGCATTCGCTTCATGCACGATCCGGCCGACAGTCGACATCAAGTCTTCGCCTGACCAGTGACGTAACTCAACGACGACATTTCCGCGTCGCTTGCAGATCACCGTGCGATCGGAGCCAAACCGCGCGACGTCGACGCCGTAGATCAAGTCCTGCGTCGTATCGAGCGCCACATCTCGCGACATTGCAGCATCAACAAGATCAGCCGCAATAAGGCTATCATCGTCGCGTAAAGCAAACTCACCAAGAACGCGAACACGGAAGGCGTTCGAGTTCTCACCATAAGTCGCCTTGATCTGGTTTACGAAGTCCGTCGAGACGAGCGGGTTATCCAGACACGACACATGCATCGTCTTCCAGTCGGAAGACAGTTGATGATGCGTCCTGAAAAACAGCCCTGTGTTTCGCGTCGGGTTTCCGATCAGAACGGTCGTCGCCGTGTGACCGGACATACTGCCCGCCGCGCTTTCAAACACGGCTTCTGGGATGGCCGACGCCTCGTCGCATATAAGAAGAACATGCTCAGAATGGACGCCAGCCAGAGCTTCAGGTCGTTCTGCACTTGATGTCCTCGCTGATATGAAGCTGCTTTCAGGAGCCCCTTTGAAGACGATGCGATCGTTGAATACTTCCAGCGTCTCACGAAGCGGAGCCGGAAGGCGGTTTACCCAATGTTTTAGCTCGGCGAAGAGCGCGTCAAACAACTGCCCGGCAGTCGGGGCTGTGACAACTGACTTCTGTGGGAAGCGCGTCAGTTGATGCCAGAGAAGCGCCCAAGAGCAGGCCGTGGACTTGCCGACGCCGTGGCCCGCTCGCACGCTAATGCGGCGACGGCCGGCGGCAACCTCATTCAGAAAGTCCTTCTGCCAAGGCAGCGGCTTGGCCTGCAGCACCTCTTCGACAAAGAGAACCGGGTGATCCCGATAGGCTGTGACGAAGCTCTCGAATGCTTGGCGGAAGTCTGTCATCGGCACCAAAAGAAAAACCCCGCAGATGCGGGGTAATTTCAAGCAAAGCGCAAGGCTTTTATTTTAGGGACGCCTCAAATCTGGCTATTGCGTCGAGCGTCTCAGCATCCTCGACGTCAATCTCTTCCGGCAGCTCGCCGCCCCAGTTGAGGTCAATGTAATCTTTAACGGTAGGAAGACCCCCGTCTCGGATCAATTCTTTCAAGATCAGGTCGTGCCCAAGCCGGCGTTCCAATTCCTCCGGCAGTCTCGTAGATGAGGTCTCGGGCTTGTTGGAGCGTAAGGTCTCCGGCATCGTGCGCTCTCCAGATAGCGTCGACTTGATCTGGAAGATTACCACGTTTTGCCGCAGCAGAGAACAGCTCTCTTACCGGCTCCCACGTCGCCGACTGCATTTGCCGGCCGAGCAGGCCATACGGCTGAGCGGCCTGCCGGGTAGCGTCGGCGATCAGGCCATAAGTGCCCTGTGCGCCTGTAACGGCTGAATTCTTGGCGTTTTTCATGCCAGCTTCGACGCTCGTCGCCAAGTTGTGGGCAACGGCCTGAGAAGATCCGGCAAGCGGGCGTAGCTGGCCGGCGGCGACTTGGTGCGTGTCAATGGTCACGTCGCCATAACGCGGATCGTTTGGGGACGTTATGTTGTTGTTGAAGCTGCGAACCTTATGCTTTTCACCCATCGCCTGCGATATGATGTCCATATCGCCGCCGGATGTATACGCGCGGATCGCCTTGCCAATTTCGCCTAATCCACCCCAGCCTACCTTGGACTGACTGCCATCCATGTTTGTGGCAAAGTTACCCAAGTCGCCCTCTGGCGTGATTGTCCGGTATGATCGCGGGTTGTGCGCCTCATCAAAGGCCCTTACCCACATCGCTCGCCCGATGTAATCGTCTGGAGCCACGTCAGATAGGCTGCCGCCGTAAATGCGATCAAGGACAGCCTTGTTTTTCGCATTGGCCTGCGTCCACTTCGCCCCGGCAGGAGACGAAAGATAGGCAATCATTTCTGGTGTCATGGCCATATTTTGCCGGGACGGATCAAAAATGACGTCGCCGACACGCTCGGCAAGAGATGCGTTTTTGAACCAGTCCATCTGCGGGCTTAGTGCCGCAATCGCGCCGCCAGCCGACTGCAGCGGGATGCCGTAGCGATCGGAAAGCGCGCCAGCAATCCGGTTGGCGCCATCATACCAGCGGGGAGACCGCTCGCGGATGATGTCTGGCGATCTTTCGTAAAGATACCCGAGGTTCCCGCGGACCTGATCGATATAGGCTTCTGCAGCCTCGTCGGTTGGCATGCCGCGCAACTTGGCAAAGCCGGGGTATTCAGAGAGAAGGCCGACATTGAAGGCGTATTTCTCGGGGTCCGCTGCCATTTCTCGGACGCCGATCGACAGATGTTCTCTTAGTGGATCTTCCGTCGCTGTCTTTCCCGTCGGAAACCTTGTCGAAATTCTTATGTCGCCGGGGCCGATCGGCTCGGGACGAGCTGCGCCAGATCGAAGGGCGCCCGCAGGAGCTGTGCCGCCGAAAGATCCAGTCGTCGCCAAACCGGCGAGATCGGCAGCATTGCTGATCGCTTCGTCCGACGTCGGGTCGAAATCGCGCTGACCGGAAAGCGTGTCAGCAAAATACTGCAGGGGCCGTGTTACAGATCCCAGAAGACCGGCTGTCGGATCAAACTCGATGCCGTCCAAACCCTCTTTGATGGGAAGGACGCCATACGAATACGACGACCGTGCGCGCCGAGGGCCGGGATCATCAAGGAGCCCGCGAATAAAACGAGATTGATCCATCGGCTTTAGCTATCCGGTTCAGGCATTCGGGGATGTTGTGTCGGCGGCATTCGGGGAACTGCCCGCCATCCGCTGTCCGGCACGCTTCCGCCGCATGTAGTCGCGCATGTAGTCCCGACGGCCCGCCGGACGCTTCAGCGCCTCGATCTCCGCCCGCATAGCCTCAAGCTCGCCCTCAAGCCGCGACAGCCGCGCCTCAAAAGCGTTGTCCTCGGTGATGAAATACATGCTAAAGCTCGGCAGTAGTTATGACAGGGCGCTCAGTTTTTTATTCCGCCGCACCTCAAAGCACTCAGCGCAATGCCAAGTCGCGCGCTCGGGGCGGCCGAGAAACCAGTCGTCGCTCAGGATGCCAACGGCGCCGCAAGAGCATTTGTGATCGCCTAGGGAGGCCGATCCCGCATCTGACGGAACCGTCACGCTGCGAGTACGGGCGGGCTGATCAGGCGGGAGAGAAGCGAATAGATCGGGCATGGTTTTATTTTTGTATTTTTTTTGCAGGCAGAGGGGGTGTGTTGCTGAAACCGGGGCCGGGGGTGGTCGGCGCCCCGGGGGGCCTCGCCGGCCCGGCTCCCGCCCGCCCCTCGATGCCGATCCCGCGTCAGTCCCGTATAGCGTGTCGCAAGTCACTGATAACGCTGCGTGATCCCGCCCCTCGCAAGGGAGGGATCAGTCATTGTCGGGCGT